TTTTATTTTTAATTACAATAATCTATTGTAAAATCTAAGCTCAAAACGTGTATATTATCCTCTTCACCATATACGTATGTATCACGCTCAAACGCCACGCTTCTAACGTTAGTTGTTTCGTATGTTTTTAAATAATCTTTTACCGCTTGCCCTATTGTGTAAATGCTTACATCATCAGCACTAACCGCTTTTATATTAAGGTTGTATCTATCACCATAATTTAATAGCTCTATATGGTGCAAAGCCTCGTCTATTCTAGTTTCATATACTATTGAATCGGTTGCATTGCTAAAGTTATCAGGTAAATGTCCAAAGTACACATTATCGGCACTAACTAAAGCGGTTATAGTTGATTCACCTATAAGAGCTGCATATATTTCAGTATTAAAACTCATTTACTAATTCTTTTAAGTGTTCTTTTTAGAAACTTATTAATCAATTCACCGTATTCAGTATTAATTGTTTTAAAGAAAAAAGGAGTCATTCTAGTTATATGAATATCCCAAAAAGGGGTCTTTTTAAATACGCCTCTATTTGCTCCCGTTCCTTTTGTTCTTCTTTTCTTTGTTCCGTATTCACGCCAATTTAGCCAATCATATTTCTTTTTAACTCCAAACAATACACCAAGCGGATTACCTTGCTCGTTGCCTATCATTGTTTTACCCTTTATTTCGGGGTCACGCATTGTATTTCGCATTGTTTTGCGTAGAACGGTTTTATTAACAGATTGTAATGTCTTTGCTTTCATTGTTGCTGGCAATCCATCAAGAGCACTAAACAATTCTTTAATACCAACTAATCTAACATCTTTAGGCATTTGTACCTCTCCTTTCTGCTAACACTTTATAACCCTCTCTACGCCTCAGTAATTGTATGTCTTGAATTTGATACACCTGGTCATCTAGTAATATTCTACATTTATAATTTAGTCCAGCGATATATCTAAACATAAACGAAACGCTAAATGAATGTATATTATCCTCCGTTTCATGTTCATAATCTTTACCTCCGCTAAAATGATTTACGGACGCTCTGCGCTCGCCTAATATATCCCATGTTTCGGTTACCGCCCCTTGAGTAGATTTACCCTCCGTTCGTTTCTCGATCTTAATATTATGTTTAAGGTTTGCCGATAACATTAGTAACTTGATTTTTTGTAATAATTTAAAGTTCGGTAAAAAGCATCCGAATCGTTAAACGCCTTTGATATTAACGAGCCTCGTTGTACATCATACCAATCACCTATTTGTAATAATACCGCTCGCTTTAATGCCTCTGGACAATCTGCCGCAGTAGTGTAACCGCTTGTAAAAGTTACGGTTAATTCGTTAGTAGTAGATATATGGTTTTCTAATCTTATGATAAATTTTTGATGTCCCTCCTGTATTCTCATAATATCTAAATCGGTAGGGTCTAACGGTGTTGCGTTATTATCTGAATCTAAATAAGAAAATGCCGAAACCAATATTAATGGACTTGAATCAATAGTAATAATAGAACCTCCAAAATCAAAAAGCGTATAAACATTTGAAGTAAAAGCAATGTCACCATCTATATAATTTTCAGCGTTCGAGGTTGCTTCCTTTATAAGCTGAGTTATATAACTGTCATCATCGGTAAAACTATTCTCTATATTTAAATGCTTTTTAGCCTCTGCAAGTGTAACGTGATAAGTTGTTTTTGTTTTTACTATATTGTTCATTATTTAGGCTTTAAAAAAGGGGGTAAGGAAATCCCCACCCCCGATTGATTACAACAAAAACGAAAACTTATGTCAATAAAATATTTCTGTATGATTCAAATGCCGCTGGATTAACCGCAGTATCAGCAATTCTGTTAAATATAATATTAGTTACTCCAGTCGCTCCATCAGTATAAGGATCAACTAAAACCTCCATAGCATTACCAAAGAACCCTACAAATGAACGTGACCAATCGCCATAAATCATATCATACTTATTAGTATCATGGATAGGTAATTGAGTAGTTCCAAATGCTGGAATACCTAATATCCCTTGTCCATCAATCAAGAATTGACCACCACCACTATCTTTAGTTATGGATAGATTGTTATGATAAACTTGCTTAGACATTACATAAGCCTCTCTCAAGAAATTATCATTTTCTAAATCTTGCCCTAAAGCAGTAACATCACCCCAATCAATTGCAGCAGCAACATCAGCAGCTTCTCTTGCACTATTAATATTAGCTACATTAGCCTTACCAATCAAATCTAAACTAATTGCTCTATCAATAGAACCAACCATATCCGCTAGTTGCTGATTGAAGAAATTAGAAACACTTAAAAGCTCGTTACTAAATCCTTTTTTACCACCTACTCTTCGAGGGTCTAAGCCGTCAGTTGTTCTAGTTGGAGTTGATTCTGCAACAGTAGTTCCTTCACCTGGAAAAGTTGAAGTATTACCATCTTCAAAGTTAAGGATAGTTTTAGCCGTTAAGCCTCTATAAACAGTCGATCCGAGTTGACTATAAAGCGAAGGAGATACAATAATATCTAATCCTAGATTATCAGTATCATAATCAGTAGTAGCAGAAGCATAAGCATAATCCGCACGTGCCTCTTTATCATACATGAAATCAGGTAGGTACATAGCATTAGGATTCGTTGCCATAGTTCTACCAAATGAAGACTTAGCTTCTTGATCTAGTTCAGCCTCTAGCCCTGTTTGTTGCTTATGTGCTCTAAGGTCATTTAACGCCTTTGCACCATTATACCGTCTTGCTGCTTTTTCTTCTGGTGTTTTCACATTTTTTGGTTTTGGTTCAATACTCTTATTTAATCTTTCTAGTTTTTCCTCTTCGAGTATTTCAGAATCCAATCTTTCAATAGTTTTTTCAGCATCACTAAACGATGTGTTCTCTTCCTCCGTTCTTACTCTTTTTTCTGTTTTGCAAACCTCAACCAACTTATTAAGTGATTCGATTGCTTCGGCTCTCTTTTGTTTAAGCTCAATAACTTCTTTGTTCATAACGTTACTTTTGTGTTTTATAAAATATTTAACTAGTTAATTACTTTGTTCTATACTAAGACGATTGTCACTTTTTTATTTTAATCATCTTTATTTTATCCTCTGATTGCTCTAACTCTATTGCAATATTTGGATCAATTACAGGCTCTTCGTTTTTCTTAGCATCTTGGAAGTGCCGTTTAGCGGTTTTAATATCGGTGTTGCTATAAGCTCCTTTCCAAACTACGGAAACATCATACAAACCAGCCACATTATTAATATACCTCGTTGCCTTATCTCCGTTAAAATCCCATTCCTGGTCTTCCTCTCTAACCGCAAATACGAAGCTCGATTCTGATAAATCACCTCGCTCAATAAGTGCAAATGTTTCACGTGCCATTTCTGTATTTGGCAATTCAGCTCTATACTTTAACCCTTTATCATCTACGCTAAGAGCTAATGTTGCGTGATCTTGTTCTTTGTTCAAACGTGCTAATATCTTACCGTTGTCATGGTCACGGGTTAGGAGCACATCTAATTCATCCGAAGCTAACACTTTATCAAATGCGCCCTCCCTTATGATCTCGTTATACGTGCCTTCCCAATCAAATATAAGCCTTGATTCGTGGTTAAATACTGAACCGTAACCCTCGACTATCATCTTATCACCGTCTTTACTCGCTCTTAATTCGTGCGTTCCTTTGTCGTATATTCTAGTTTCTTTTTCCATTATTCTTTAATTGGTTCTTTTTTAAATTTACTTAGTTCTTGCAGATTAGTTTGTGCTAGGTATAGGTTTTGCACGGGGTCAGCTGGTAAGCTCTCCAACACGGCTATTTGATGCGGTGTTATTGCTCCTATGTTCGCCAATCCTCTATAATATTCTACCTTAGTTTTTGTATCAGGTTCAACCAGGCTATTAAGATTAAATTCTATCTCAACTCCAGCGGCTCGATCCTTTGCGGTTAACAACTTCGCTTCTAATTCAGCCTTATACATTCTTGTAATACTTGATATGGTATTTACCTTAAATGATAATTGGCTTTGTTCTATGTTATTAAATTTAGATTGTGTAAAATCGCCAGTAGCCATATAAACAGGAACTCCGTATAGAGCTGCAATTTGTTGACTATTAAATTTAAGTGATTCGATAATTTGCGCATCTGCTAGGTTTATTTGTAAATCTACTATATCCGTATTTGGTGGTAAGTTAATCCATTTACCAGAATTGTTAACGCCCGCATTAGCTTTGTTAAAATCTTCTAGTGCCTCTTTTGCCATCTTAGAATTAGAACCGCCTACGATGGTTTTTAATGCTTTAGGACTTAATGCGTTATTCTTATAAAAGCTATCAAGTGATTGCATACCTTTATGAGTTATCCCCATATTTAAACTAAGCGCACTTATTGGATTAATACCCCAAACTCCATCGGGTGACATCATCCTAAAGTGTAATATCTCCGCTTGGTTTACTACTTCCTCTTTATCATCATTATCTAAAAGCGTGTAATATAAATCATTGCCTTTTATAACATAGTCTTTTACTCTGGATGGTGCAATATTCTCTAACCATTGCACCCTACCCGTACCACCGTGCCGATGTATTCTAGCAAATGAATTGCCTTTGTAGTTTCTATGATTCTCGGAAGTTTGGAAGAATGTGTTAGCCGTTGTGTACTTGTTTGGCTGACTGTGTAGGATATTGTATAGATAATGATTCTTATCTTTTACCTTGCCTTTTTGGTCATCGGTGCGCCATACACCAATAGGCATCTTACCCACCGTTTCGGATAGAATTTTTACGCACGTGGTTGCAACTGCTACCTTATTTGCGCTGTCATCATTGTAATAGTTCTCAGGTGTTGTGATTTGTCCGTTATAGCCGAAGCTATTAGGAGTTCCCAACAACCAATTAAAGAACCGTTGTTTTATGGTCATAGTATATTATATTAGTTCTATACTAAGACGATTGTAAACTTATAACTTGACTTTATGTATTATAAGTAATGCAATTTGTTTACATTTTGCACTATTAATAATACATTATCGGATTTGTAACCGATATTTGACTAAATCGGATGTATAACCGATAATAAATACGCTTTTACTTGTTTATTAAATTATTTAGTGTAAGATTTGAGGAAAATAAATTATTTGGTTATGACTGAAGAAGAACGAAAAGCAAAAAGGGCTGCGTATATGAGAGAATGGAATGCTAAAAACCCAGATAAGGTAAAAGCATCTAAAGCAAAAAGATACAAAAATCACAAGGAAGAAATACTAAAAGCTAGTAAAGAATGTAGATTGAAACACGGTCATATATGGAATGCTAAAAATAGAGAAAAATATAAAAACGATTTAGAATATAGAAACAAAGTAAATAATATAAACAAACTATATAATATAAAAAATGCCAAAAGTATATCTGAATATCAAAAAGAGTATAGAATTAAAAATAAGGATAAAATAGCTGCTTGTATACTTGAGCCTGTACTTCAAGGTG